GTTTCGGCTTTGGCCATAAAATTGGCATGTCCCTCAATATAGCTGAAAATCAGCTTCTTTGCTGCATCCAAGTTCAAACTAAACTCACCTCATCTCATAATACGTAACCGGCTGCGTGCCATTTCTTTTTCCATGGCATACCGCACATCGTCGATCGCATGATTGTTTTTGTCCGGATAGGCACTAATAAACTGGCCGTCCTTATTGCGCTCGTATTCATAATTGACAAACTCTTTGTAGGTATTGGGACACCGCTGCTTATCGATATAGATATGTGCCCGTTCCTGCAGCCATTTCATACCATGTTCCACACTGTCCGGCCCTTTCCTGGCTCCCGTGATGTTTAAGCCAAGCCCGCGCATTTCTACAATACTTTTAGGTTCAGCAGAATCAGCAATGATGCGACAGGTATGATGTTTCTGTTTAATAATTTCAGCTGCCCGCTTATTTGTTAATTTCTGTTGATATAATTCGTCAAATATGTATAGATCTTCATGCTTGGCATTATAGTGCATCGCATTGAATGCCAATGGATCCACGGCAAAGCCAAAATCCAGTCCATAATGCCGCCGGTCGAACTGCGTGATCTGTTCATCGCTCATGCGCATATCTGATACATTTTCAAACACTGCTCCGCCAGTGCCGGTAACTTCGCCCAGGTATTCATGTTTATACAATATTTCATTCTTGGCTTTAAGCTTTTCGGCTTCCAAAATAAATTGATCGCCTAACCACGCTTTAGGTACATCTAAATACGTGGAGTGATGTACTAGCCGGTCTGGATCATCAAAGAGGATTTCCTCATTCACCCAGTTATTTTGACTTTTCGGTGGATTATACGTACAAAATACCCAGTATTCTTCACCACCACGCAGCAGGGATTGAAACAGATTCCGTATTTCTTCCATACCGCTGAATTGGTCCAATTCCTCCAGCCATACGATACCCACATACCCAAACGGCAGCTTAATGGACTTGACCTTTGTCGGATCATCTACCCCAAAGAACAAAATCTTCTGTCCGGTCGTCTTGTATGTGATTTCATGCGGCGATGTTTTGAAGCGGAAGCGGGTAGCAACACCCAATTGATCAATACCCCACTGTACCTGCGGGTATACGCTGTTTTTGATGGTATTGCCTACCTTACGCAAGACAACGGCATGGCATTGCGGATGCTGCATCAGCAACGTTGGCACTTCAATACCACCGATAAAGGATGATTTTGTACTACCGCGGCCACCGGCCAACCAATAAAACGTATGCGTATGCTGTTGTATATCCCAGAACACCGGATCGAAAGCCGGTGAAATGATATCGGCAATATTGACTTCCACCGTTAACCCCCTTTTCTGTCAAAAATAAACGCAATAGAATTCTTGTCAGCCTCGTCATGTTTAATCGCATCGACTTCGGCCTTAAGTTTTTCCATCCGTAGTCGCTGTTCTTCATCAGCTTGTCCGGCCCGGCACATTTCTTCATACTGCTTGATCATGTTATTGAGTGTACCCATGGCACGGGATTGAGCCATTAAAAAAGCAGCCTGCTTATCCCAAGCAAACTGCAGTTCGTACTCTTTTTCCCAAGAATCTGTTTGACCGGAACTTTCTTTCTGACGTTTCAGTATCTTGGTTAGATCGTCGTGATCCTTTACATACATGATTTTCTGTGCCCGAATAATAGCAGCATATTTGATGCAGATATTTTCCCAAAGGATATCAATAGGCGTTGCCTTTTCGACATCTGTAACAAGCGCAAGCGTTTCCGGCGGCAGATATTTGGAAAACAGCCCATGCTTTACCGCCTTTTGATTCCCGGGCAGGCTGCCGGTATTGCCAACAGCATTGGTGTTACAAAAGGGTGCACCCTTTTTCTTTTTGTGTGCACTCTTTTTACGCTGCCAGTTATGCCGCTGTTTCCAAGACTTAACCGTATTAATAGATACGCCGTGTTTTTCAGCGATGTCTGCGTATTTCATGCCATTCATATAATCCGCGTATGCCTGTTTCATGTTGTCCATCTACATAATCACCACCATCCTTATTAAGTGTTTTGAAAATTGGCATACCACTTTTAGCTATATATTTTATTCTCAATCAAAATTTGATTAAGAATCTCTCCAAGAGCACAAATTTTATAGTGCTCCAGATCCAATTCCAATCGATAATTTAAGGCTTCAATGATTTCATGTAATAGTACCTCATGCTGTGCACTTTCATGCAAGCCGCCATAAATATGTATCTCATTTCGAAAATTGTTACATTGGCCTGGGTTGCCCCCTGTTTTCTCAATATAATCTTTGTCAAGAATAACTTTATATTCATGGCCTAAAATATTTATTTTTGTAGGAATCATGATAGTCACCTTCTATACAGCTTGATATAATATTCATGTACAAACCTACAAATGTACTGAAAAGAGATGATAATATATGGCTAAAAATACGGGTAAGGGATACCGAAAAGGTCCTATAAAAAATCGCACTCAGACACGTACTAAAAACGGGAACGCTATTGAACGGGACACTAAAACCGGAAAATTCATCAACCAAAAGACAACTCCGGGTGATTTCAAGGATGTACGGCATGAAAAATAACAGCTATAACACAATTGTGTAAATTGGACAAAAACATCTATCCAGCAAATAGATGTTTTTGTTTTGAAAACAGTCGGAGACTACTTGAGTATTCGATTTCTGCTATGCTGCACCACGGGTGCGTGATTGAGATCGGTTTCATTGGTCACGCGTTGCCTGTGATACAGAAAACATCGGCAGCGCTCGTTTACGATCAACAGTTTCTTAATGGTACACTGCAGATCGTTGTTGTATTCACATTTTGTATTGTCGCAGCCGACCATGTAATCACCTGATTCCTGGCATCAAAAAAGCACTCAGATTAGTGAGTGCTTTAGTTTATCTCAACTTTTCTTGAATTTTTGAAATGTTTTCATTATTATAAAAGCCTTGAAACTTAGCTATTAATTTATCATTGTTAGGAGAAGTCCCTGACATATCTATAATTAAATTGGATATATCTGTAAACCAAGTTTTTACAGATATAATATCCGTTTCATCAAGGCCTGATTTTGATACATATAGATTCCACTCAGAATCAAGAATTATCTTAGCAATATCTCTATGTAAATGCCCTGCACCAGTATTACTAGAAGCTGTATTTTTTCTTAATTTTTCAATTTCATCGGAAATATAAACCTTTGTATGCTCAATGTATAGAACTAATAATAATTTGTTTTTTTCTTTTTCTTGATCCTCGCGATCTTGTCTATCTTGTTTCATCAAATCATAACTATGTTTAGCACCTTTTTTATTTCCAATCAAACTAAATACACCGCCAATAAAAGCACCAATAAGTCCACTACCCGCAGAAACAATAGTATTCACGGTATTTGTATCCATGTAGCATCACCTCTTTATAGAGATAATACCACAAAAGCCACCGACTTTATACCAGAAAACGAAAAGAAGCACCCATTACGACATAAGTGCTCCCTTCGTTATACGGGGGTGAAATGATGTTGCTGTCCGTCTCGCGGCTCTCGACATCATTTCACAGTAATAGTATACCACACAAAAATATGACATTATATGACATCTTTCAAATTCTGCAAAGCAGCACCGTGAACACGTAATGTATGCCGCCAGCTATAATGCATATTTACCGCAATCTGTTCCCAACTCATACAATTGATATACCGGTCGTACAAAATCGTTTGCTGATCCGGATCCTCTATTGTAGCGATCAGCTTTTTACCGTGTTCCCGCATAGCAATCAACTTATCCCATTCATCGTTCACGCGCTCCTCATACATTTCCAGCCGGATATATGCATCGGACAAATCAGACTGCTTTGTGCCGGTTACCCGCTCGGTCAGCTTAGATCCTTTAAGATATAACATATCAGACCGGATCTGATCGCGCTCTCGTTCCACAGCGCGTAATAATTTTTCGTGTCGCCGAATCTGATTCAAAAATTCTTTGGCTGTCATGTACACATTTCCTTTCCAAACTTGAATACTGGTCTAATCCATGGAGTAACGTTTAATTATCCCATTTTTCCTAACACACCCTGCTGCAGATCTCGTTCCGGAACCAATCGCCCGGAACGTTTTTCTTCAGCAAGCTGTTTTAATAACAGTAATAGCAAATCAATATGATCCTGTAATGGCCGTTTTTCCTTGTCGTACTGTGCTGCCGAATCCCATGCACCTTCTCCAATCACAGGCCGAATAATGTAGCCATACTCTGAATCGCGAATCAAGATGCACCCCGTCCCGCGCAAGTAACATAAGATGCCGGCAAGTTCCTTGTCCCTAACAGCAGCCTGTGTCAACAGCCACGCCCATTCCCACCGATCCTGCGGATGTTTGCTACGGTAATTGTCCGGAAAATCTTCTATCGGCCAATGCTTGGGATTGTGATCGGCTTCGACATGCTGTATCAGCTGTTCGATAAGATTGTTGATCACCGTGTCACGTGTCAACATGCCGGTTTTAGGCTGCTTTATTTCCTGCAGGATTTCGTTAAATACGGCTTGAACACGATTTGCGTCAATTCCATTCATACACCATACTCCTGTTCATCGAACCAAGTCGCCATCATATCAGCCAAGTGTACCGCCGTTACTAATGGCGATTTTTGTTGTGCTGTTCCCAACAACTGCAATCCGCTGTACGAATCACAAGCCGCGTCAAACCGTCCCATGTGCCAGCGAATGGCAAGCATTTCCTCATCCGACAACTCTATATATTTGCTTAATATCATCACAGATTTCTCGCCATGGCCAAGCGGCGTATCGTCCTGCCAGACATATTCCGGATACGATTCCCATTGGCCGTTATGATTCTTACGCCATTTTTCTTTCTGGTGGTAACAGCCCATCTTGCAAAGATCATGTCCAATGCCACAAATGAAAAGCGTTTCCGGAGAATAATGTTGTCTAACCAATACTACACTTTGATGCCGTACCAGTATTTCTAATCGTCTATATACATTCCAACTGTGTACGGCCAAACCTCCCGGATACGCGCAATGATGTGTTGTGGAGGATGGATCCTCAAAAAAACTGGAATTACACAAAAAAGCAATAAATTGTGGATGTACTCCAATTTTTTTGGCTTCTTCTATAATGAGATCACGCATTTGTTTTAATTTCGAAAATTGTTTTTCATCCGGCTGCTGCAGCCATTCTTCTAAATTCATACTTTCAGCTCCTCTGCAAAAATATAAATGCCTTCCTTTTCGCCATACATTTTTTCTATCATTTCACAGCAGACCAAGGCATCATCTTTCCAAAAGCCTACCTTGGTCATGCAGTCCTTCAATAGCTTGACCATATTATCCGTATCTGGCTTGGTGACTTTCCACGTACATGCCGGATGCTTTTTATTCGCCTTGAATATCCATTTAGTACACAACCGCATCGGACCCTGAATCGGCTGCTCCGGTTTGCGCTGATATAAATAGGCTTCAAACATAGCCCGCGCACGAGACAGACTTTCCGGATCATAATAATGTGGCTTTCCGTTTACGACGTGTACTTTTTTCTCCTGATGCGTTACGGTGGGTATTTTCATTTCCATGAAGAATTCTATCGGCACACTCTCACCTTCTTTTTTTTGACAACGACAACATGTATAGTCGCGAGAAAATAATAGGAATAGGGACGACAAGTGGTTGTTTCAAAACCACTTGTTGTACCCCTATTATTTTTTCTGCGGACGACATTTTTACTATATATAGGACGTTTTGTCGTTTTGTCGTTAGATTTTATTTTTTTGTCATCGTTTTTCTTAAAAGTTTGTTTATATTACTTAACGTACATAAAGTTCATAAACGTTTTGTCGTTAGATTTTTAAGTATTTTTTTGAAACTCTCGCAAACCGCATGGTTATCACTTCGCGACGTTTTGTCGTTTTGTCGTAATTTCCGTAATTAACGACACTTAACGTTCTGTCGTTAATATTTATTGTTATTTTCATTATATTCTTTAAATTTTATTGTTTCAAAATAGTACCATTTTTATTCACCATTTCATCACTTTCGTCACAATATCGTTCTACGGTTCGCTTGCTGACATTTAATGCATGCGCCAAATCCATAACGGAAACATCGCCATTTAGCGACAACTCCAGAAATTTATTTTCTGCTTTTTCTATATTAGATACTTTCTTTTGTTTATGTACGTTACTGGCTTCCCCGGTTCTTTGCGGTACTGATTTCCCCCGAAACGGAGCTGCCTCCGTCAGTTTGCCAGTCGTATCTAGTTCATGAATCGGATACCGGAACCATACATTCCGCGGCGAAAACGGCGCAAATTCCCGAAGCGTCCCTTCAATCCGCCACGCCGTGGCGCTGTCATTATCCGGGTTTTCGATCTGCGTCATATCCAGTAAGGCATCGGCATCGCGGGCAAACACGCCCGATCCGGATGCTCGGTCCATACTCGCCTTGCCAATCTGCGCGCCTTTGCTGTGATGGTGGCAATAGATTACGGCACAGCCTAGTTCCGTGCATACCTTGTCGAATTGGTTACAAAAATGCGCCATCTGGTCGGCACTGTTTTCATCACCCGTAATAATCTTATAGATAGGATCAATCACAATAGCCGTATACGCACCTGTCTTAGCCCTACGGATCAGTTTTGGAGCCAGCTTATCCATCGGGATAGACTTGCCCCTCAGGTTCCATATGGCCCAATTATCTAAGTTACTGGCTGGGATATTCAGTTCCATATATACGTCATGGAACCGATGCCAGCAGCTCGCCCGGTCGAGTTCAAGATTGACATACAACACTTTTCCCTGCATACATTGCCAGCCCATCCATTTACGTCCTTCGGCAATAGCGATCACTAATTCGATTAAGGCCAACGACTTACCCGCCTTGGACGGTCCGGCCAGCATCATTTTATGGCCGCACCGGAGCACGCCCGCAATCAGCGGCGAAGACAGCGGCGGTAAATTGTTCCATATTTCGCGCGGTGTTTCGATATCCGGCAGCTCGTCTACTTGTTCGTCGTACCAGTTCTGCCATTCCACATAATTGTGCTGCCCGATATTCGTATCGACGATAAACTGTTTTTTATCTCCACGCATAACGCCCGGAAGACGTGACA